TTATTTCAGCATTTCACCTTTTTCGTTGAAAAACACAACGCTTTCGGTTCCGACGGCATCAACCAAAGTTACTTTATAAGTCTTTACGCCATCTTCTGCCACTTCTACGGCTGCTTCCTTAATGGTGGATTCAGCATAGTCTTTCTTGATGGCGTCCTGAACTGCCTGCGGGAGTTCCTTTATATCAATCGGTTTAAACTCGTTCACCATTGCAACGATTTCAACATCTGATGCCATGTTGTTAGCGAATGCTACTGAACTACCTAATCCCATTACCAGTGCTACTGCAAACAATACCTTTTTCATAATGCTAATTATTAAATTGTTAAACATCTTATCGTCTTACGCTAAAGAATAGACAATCACCGTGCCAAATAAATGGATATTTATCATATTGCTGTAAAACAGACCCTTATGAATTATTCATATTGCATAATGCAAATGTCTGATGGGCATTTTTTCTACAATGATGTGGAATGCGATACACATGGCTACACATGGTCTAACGACTGTGAATAAGAGAGTTGAGACGTTAAAATCATGCAGACGGCATGCGAAAGGAGTCGTAACGAAAGTAATCTCTCCATTACGGCTCCTGGTTATTATCCTTCTACTGTTAAAAAGTAATATCCAATTTCACCATGAATGTTATCGAACGATAGCCGCACTCCTTGCTCAACAGGTTGTTCACCATAAACTGGAAAGCGACTCCCTTTGTCACTTTCACGCCGAAGTAATTGCGTATATGTTCGTAAAGGAGATAGCCCATTCGCTGGGATTTGAAAATACGGCGTTCTTCACCCAATTCTTTAAACGGTTCACCGGCTCTACTCCGCAGGAATATAGAAAACATTAATCTGCCAGATACCTTTTCATTCGCGGCGAGTACTCTGTCCGGTAGTTTCCGCAACTGTCCGTATAGATAATGAAATTGTCAATTTCCGGATGCTCTTTCTACAACTGACGGGCTTTGCGGCTCCCCAACGTCATAAAGGCCGTTGCATAGGCATCAGCAAGCATGCACTGATGGGCAATAATTGTAGCACTCAATATATCCTTTTGAACCGGATATCCTGTTATCGGATTGATGGCATGAGCGTATTTCCTTCCATCTTTCAGATAGAAATTACGGTAGTTGCCGGAAGTTGCGAGTCCCAGCCGTTCCGACAGTTGCACAATTTGTTCAAGCTCGGAGTTTGTTCCGGTACTGTCATCCTTCGGTCTGACAATGCCAATGCACCAATTCCACCCTTGCGGGTTCTTTCCTTTCGCTATCATTTCGCCGCCGATGTCTATCATATAGTTCGATATGCCTTTGCGGTCGAACAAACACGCGATTATGTTACAGATAGTACCGCCGCCGAGCACCGAGAAATTGAGCAGGATGCGGGGATCGTCTTTCATCACACGGTTGCCCTGTAAACGCACTTTTCGGAAGCCTACAAAGTGGCGGATACTGTCTACGAGTTGCGGAGTGATGCTGTCAAACTTTGTAAAGCCAAATCCCCACAGGTTGATAAGCGGTGCACAAGTTACGTCAAATATCCCGCCTGTTTGTTCCGACGCTTGCATGGCTGTGCGGAAAGGATTGCATCAAGTTATATATCTTACGATGTTTTTTGTGCCAAGTGTATCTCTATGTAGAATACATTTCTAATTAGCTAAGCGATATATGAAACTAATCTTATCGAAAATTTTGTCCGTATCTTCTCCGACCTTTGGGTTAATCAGTTCAGCATATATCTGCATAGAAAAGATTGATTTTGTGTCCTAATACTTTTGTAAAGTTTCTTATGGCACGCCTTTTAATATACCCGAAACAACTATGGGGCACAGAACGAAACGTATATTGAGGATTGAGCGGAAAGAATATCAAACCTATTGATATACAAAATGTTATGCAAAATATGAGTGGATGGCTCTGCAAAACGAAACGTTTACGTGGGTTTAATTTGCAGCTACATTTATGTGCTTTTTAGGCATACAGATTTGCAGATAGGTTTAATTGGGTTTACATAAGGCTTACATGGTTGATTCTGGTGGGGGAGTGAGTGGCAGCTGCGGCTGCTTTTTTTGTGCCTGATTATTTGATATAATGCTGCTTAAATTATTCCATATAATAGTTATTTGGTATATTTGCGACAAAATATTATTAGTTATGGCAAAGGTAATACATATACATTTGACACACGGAATAGAAGGAACAAAGCGGAAAGACTGGTATTTTAGTAGTATAACGGCCATTTATACTGTTTTGACGGCAGAACAGGTGGGCGCAACGAAGAATTATCTGCTTCATGCAGGATTATCTGGTAACGGGACTGTATGCACCAAAAAGGCTATAATAAAGCAATCTACGCTCATTTCTTGCGGGCGTAGTGGAAATGTATCAGACGAATAATAAGCGGCTAAAAAGGCAATAAAAACGGCTTTAGAATGATCCGGTGTGGGGAGGTGGTTATACCTCCCCTTTTTTGTGCTTGAAATCGGTCTTTTTTGACGCTGGATATTCAGGTGGATATTCAAAGTGGATATTCACTTTTATAGAACTGGATATTCAAAATAGGGTTTTGGCGGTGTGCGATACAGACATGCTAAAATACCACAATTTTAAAAATACCCCTTGTTTTTTATTTGATAGCCCCCCCCTAAAAACCTATCATTTTTCACGTTTTACTTTTTAAATTCCCCAATATCAGTGCCTTTATGCCCTTATATAATGGTAGGGGAGGGGGATTGCTTGGGAGGGGGACATCATGGGGGATGATAGGGGGTACGCTTCGTTTTCCATCACCGGTGTATGGTAATAGTAAATCCGCCTACCCGACATTTGCAGTACCGGAAATGGGCGCATCCGATACATGTTTTTCCTTTTCGATTGTCATTTGCCGGATTCGTTCCTCTAAGCGTCCGATTTCTCTATCTTGTTCCCTGATGATTTCTTCTTTTTCTCTAATTAAGGCAAGGAGAGAGGATAGTTCGGTTGTTTGTGTTGTTGTAGATGATGTATTATAGTAAATATCACCTTTCCCAGTAAGTAACCAGGTAGGGTTTATATCATTATGTATTTCGATAATTTTCGACACCCATAAACTTGATATATCTGTTCCTTTGCTAATGCATCTTGAAATTACTCCATTCGAGCACCCAATAGCTTGTTCAAGTGCCCTTGTACTGATACCTTTTTCTTTAATTAGGATTGCAATCCTGTCGGAAATATTCGTCATAAGTCGTAAATTATCTACATAAAACTTTTTAGTGTCGAAAATATTCTATATATTTGCAGCGTGTTCAAAAAGGAACACCGCGCCAAATATACGAAAAAGGCATGTGATTAGCGAATTTTAAGGATTAAAGAAAATGAACGAAGAAATAAAAGAATGGCAGACACAGAGCGTGAAGCACAAGGTGGCTTACGTGTTGATGATGGACGGTATCAGCTTCAGATATACCGAAGAGACCGGGATTGTGTTTTCCGCACCTGATTTTTATGTGAAGAACCTTATCCGCCGCCTGATGAGTTGTTACGGCGTGAGTTTGAAACCGATTATAAACGAATTTAAATAAGTGAGATTATGGAAAACAAGAAAATGAGTTGCTGGGATTTTGTATTCAGTTCTGTAAAGACCCATATAGATGATTTGGTAAGACAGGCTGACAAGTACACCAAAGACATGAATGAGGATTTTGAACATTTCTTCTGCTGGTATGCCGAGGATATGTACAAGACGCAACGTGAACTTTCCTGTTACCGTGCCTTGAAGGTGGTTTTATCTGCCGGTAGCCATGATGATGTAAAGTTATACATGGAAAGCAAGATAAACAGTCTGACTGATAGTCTTCTTACCGGAAGCATCCGCAAGAACAGCACCAGTGCGGCTTCAAATTTGGCGCATACGTTGGAACTGGAAGTGAACCAGAAGATACGTGAGAAATTCACTATACTTCTTGGGATTATTGAAAAAGGTGAAAAGGTTGAGGGACAACAGTAAACCCAGCGTGACAACCCGGAAGGCGTTAAGAGACGGGTGACGGTGTGGAAAGACACACGGGAGTGCATGGTTCTTGTGCCGGGGTTCGATTCCCCGGACTCCCCCCAATATTAATCATTAAAACAAGTGAGATATGAACAAGAGGTACATTCACATTACGAAAGCCGACCGCGACTTTATCGCAAAGGCACTCAACGTGACAGAGAAGACTGTTTATAACGCTATCCGGTTTGATGACCGTCGTGGCAACTCCGAACTTTCTGCAAAGATCCGTAAGTTGGCCATGGATCGTGGCGGTATTGTGATGGTTGTTATTCCGGAAATAGAAACTTTCCATGATTATGACAATGTGATGCGTCAGTACTGTCCGAACGGTGCCTTGATAGAGCTTGACCGTAATGATGGTAGCGGTCAGGTAATATTCAAGGGAGAAACGGTGAAGACTTACGAGCATGTGATGGTTGCCGATATTAACCAAATCCAAGCGTTTGCATCGGCATTGAGATAGGAGGCGGCTATGTTGGTGTATTACGGTAACATACAGTGTATTTCTGCACGTGAGCTCATAGATGGCGGCTATATCACCGAATCCTGCTACAGGAACTGGGTGAACCGTGGCCGTATCAAGGTGGTGCGTCGTGGTGGAGGTGCTGCTGGAAATTGCGCGTTGGTCGCCCTCAATAGCCTGCCTACCGAGTGTCTGGAACGGGTGAAGGAAGACAACCCCGGTGGAACAGAGCAGGCACTTCGCCACTGGATACTCTCAAACTATGTGCTGGATCAGGCTGCAGTAGCCTATTTTTTGGATTGGGCTTCTCATTCTTCCAGCAACAGAGCAACAGACGAACTTGCCCGGAAATATGCGGTGAATGCTTCCGTGTTGAATACTTGTATCAAGCTTTATAACAGAAGCAATGATTACCGAAAACTGATGGGTGAAAAATATAACTGGGACATGATGGCCACCACCATCGAGACCCTACGCGAAGACTTTGGTCATGATCTTCCTGCCAGTACCCTTCGTTTCCGCAAGAAAGTGAACGAATATAAGCAATACGGTTATGAATGTTTGATAACCGGAAAATTCGGCAACCAGAACAAACGGAAGGTAACTCACATGGACGAACGCCTGGTGATGAGTTTGAAAGTACTTCCCAACCAACCATACGGCAGTGATGTGCATGAAATGTATCTGTCGTTTGTATGCGGTGAACTGGAAGTATGGGATCTGGAAACAGGAGAGATATTCAATCCGGAAAACTTTACGGATAAGAACGGGGAACCGAAAGAACTGAGCGAAAGCACTATCCGGAACATACTGAACAACCCGGCAAGCCAGCTGCTGATAGAAAAAGCCTTGCGTGGACGTATGGAATTCTATCATGAGCAAATGCCGCACATGCACCGCCATGGTGGTAAGTTCTCCCTGTCACAAATAACGATGGATGACGTGGATTTGCCGCGTCGGATGAAAGGCGGCGAGTATGTGCATGCCTATTATGCTTATGATGTGGTGAGCCAGTGCCGTATCGGGCTGGCCTACGGGCGGGATAAGGATGATGCCTTGGTAGTGGACTGTTTTCGTGATATGTTCCGGCTCATCGAACGCAACGGATGGGGTATTCCAGCCGGTATTGAGGTGGAGCAGCACTTGATGAGCAAGTATAAAGAAGGATTCCTGAAGGCAGGTGAGGTATTTAAGTTTGTGCATTTCTGTGCCCCACAGAACTCACAGGAGAAATATGCTGAAGCTCTGAACGGTGCGTTCAAGACAACCATAGCACATAAGAACCATGAAGCCATTGGCCGCTGGCATAACAAAGGTGCACGGCGGGTGGACCAGAAGAAAGTGAGTGACAGCAGCAACCACACCTGGGAAGACAGAAAGTATTATACGTTTGAAGAGCTTGTGGCGGACGACCGGCGCGATTGTGAAGAATGGAACAATACGCTTCACCCCAATCAAAAGAAATATCCCGGAATGACCCGTTGGGATGTGCTCGTAGCCAAAATCAATCCGACCCTTCGACCGCTTGATAAACTGACCTTGAGCAGATATATCGGAGAAAAGGTAGATACCAGTATTCGTAGAAATTCCACAGTACGTGTGGCAAATGCGGACTGGTGGCTGAGCGGTCCGGAAGTGCTGGAGCAGCTGGAACCAAACAACCGCAAGGTGACGGCTTACTATCTGCCGGATGAAGAGGGCAAGCCTACGGATGTCTTCCTGTACCAGAACGACCGCTACCTTGACAAGGTTCGTCCGGTAGTGACTTACAACCGGGTGATGGCAGAACAGACCGAAGAAGACCGGGTAGCCTATACAGAGCAAAACAAAGTTCTGAGTCATTTCAGCAAATACCTCAATGACCACGCCATCGGAAAGGTGGGAACCGGTACACCGGATCAGCCAACGGATGACCCGGAAGAGGAACTGGAACTTCCCCCGGTGGAACTATCCGATGATTTGCCAGCCGAATTGTCGGCAGATCCGGAATCAGATTATGAATGGCACTCCGGAATAAGCGAGGCAATGAGGGCCATCAGTGACATGTAAGAATAGAATTAGAACAACATTAAAACAGCGTTAGAATTATGATTACAGAAGCGCAAAAACAGAAGATTTTAGCAGCGATAGCCGCCAACCGTGCGAACTATCCCAGTGATGCCAAGCATGCTGCCTCTTTAGCCATCAGTACATCTGTGTACAGTGCAATCAAGAACGGACAGACAGACAAAGCCCTGAGCGATGCCAACTGGATAAGCATTGCCCGCAAATTAGGGGTGAACCTCCGTGGTGAAATGGAATGGAAAGCAGCCAAGACCCCGACCTTTGAATATATAACTGCCCAGCTGGAGTTCTCACAGCAGTCCAGTCTGTCGGGCATCTTGTGCGACATGCCCAATATCGGCAAGACTTTCACGGCACGTTATTATGTGCAAAGCCACAAGAATGCCGTTTATATCGACTGCTCGCAGGTAAAGACAAAATTGAAGTTGGTACGCAAGATTGCTGCAGAGTTTGGTGTGGACAGCAAGGGGAAGTATTCTGATGTGTATGAAGACCTGGTATATTACCTCCGTTCGATGGAAACCCCGCTTATCATCCTCGATGAAGCAGGCGACCTGCAGTATGAAGCTTTCCTGGAACTGAAGGCCTTATGGAATGCCACTGAGCGCTGCTGCGCCTGGTATATGATGGGGGCAGACGGATTGAAAGAGAAAATCAACCGGTCCATAGAATGTAAGAAGGTGGGCTATACCGAAATGTTGAGCCGTTATGGTGACCGGTACAGCAAGGTGACTCCGGATGATGGAAAGGAGCGCGAACAGTTCTTGAACAACCAGGCACGTATTGTAGCCAAGGTAAATGCTCCTGCGGGGGCTGATATAGCCCAGATTGTACGGAAGACATGCGGTGGTTTGAGAAGAGTCTATACCGAGATTGAGAAACTTAAAATGACAGCGGAATAATGAAGCGTGCGTACAGTCCGAAGGAAATAGCCGCCAAGAAATGGGTTACTCTGCCGTGGGATGAGAAATGGAGCAAACCTTTCGGGTTCCCGGCAGAGAACGCTTCGTGGTTCATCAGCGGTGCCAGTGCCAGTGGGAAAAGCAGCTTTGTGATGCAACTTGGAAAGGAACTGTGCAACTATGGGACGGTGCTGTACATGAGTTACGAAGAGAAAATCAACCAAAGCTTCCAACGGCGTATGGGTTATCTGAAGATGAATGAGGTGCAGGGTAAATTTCGTGTGGTGACAGAAGGCAGTCTGGAGGAAGTGATTGCCAGACTGAAAAAACCGAAAAGCCCGAAGTTTATCATCATCGATTCCTTTCAGGTGGCCGGATGGGATTATCCGCAGGCTGTGGAACTGATGGAAACCTTTCCGAAGAAATGTTTCATCTGGATCAGCCAGGAAAAGAAAAGCCAGCCGATGGGTGGCGGTGCAGTAAGATTGAAATATATCTGTGATATGAAGATTCGGGTGGTCGGTTATAAAGCTTATTGTCAAGGACGCGCCATTGGAGACCCGGGAAGCTATTATGTGGTATGGGAAGACGGAATCATTCAAACAAGTAATAATTTACCAAAATGATTATGGATAATAACGAGAAGGCTTTTGAAAGCTACACCGGAACTGAAGTGTTCCAGATACTGCTGGACGGAAATTCCAGCCGGTCCGTATTGGATGACTGGCTGGAGCGAAACATCCAAAGCGACTTAAAAGTGAGAAGAGCGAAAATGCCCGGTCATGTCGTAATAGAAACGGGTGATGTCTTGTTTGCACGTAATGTGCTGATATGGAATCCAAGTTGTAAAGTAAACATTAAAAAGATTTGAAGTGATGGAAAAGAAAGAAGAAAAGAAAGTGTGCTGCATCTGCGGCAAAGAGTATGAGGGCTACGGATAC